ATCTTTATTAGTTGAACCATTCCACGCTTTACCGATTTCTACATTGTCGATACTATAAAGATTTCCGTAATCTTCGGTAATTTCCGCAATCTCACTAGAAAGCGTACTAACAGTTTCATCAACCTGCCCAGTCAACTGTTCCTCAAATTCGGTCAAACTCTCCTGTGTTACAAAACCGCCTGAATTGTCTTTTACATAATCATCAACCGCTTTCTTTACATATTCTTCCGGTATCTGCTCATTTGCAAACTGATCAATTTTTCCTTCGTGATCCGCTAATGCTTCGTGTGCTTCTGCAATTCCCTGCTCAATCTTGTTAAGATTTCCTTCGTTAATAGGTGTTACCCCATTAATCCAATTTGTTGCTTCATACATAACTACTCGCTCCCTTCTTTTAATTGCTTGCTCTCGTTAATGATTTCCTTGTCTGCTTCCTGCTCTATCATAGCTTTTACTTCACACAATACTAACCTTTTCGCTTCTGTTGGAATAGGCGAATTGTTAGCAAGCAAAAGTATGGTATCTCTTAATTTCCTGATTTCCAAATTCAAAACATCACCCCCCATACGGAACCCCCAATACTATGTACTGCGTACCGCCTATATTTACCTGAATAGGATTCAAGGTCATACCCTTGTTACCATAATTCATAATATAACTGCTACAAGATATTGAGTTTACAGATATTCCATTAAGAGAAGCGATTGTTGCACTTAATTGGTTTGTGCTTAACTTTCCGGCTACAGTCAGAGACAATGCTTCAAAATCCGATATACTAACGTGGTCTACTTCCAGAATGTCCACTCTTGCGTTTGCTACTTCTAATGCATCAACAGAAGCATAATTTGCAATGAGCATTTCTGATTCAATAAGATTTGACATAAATATTTCAGAGTTGACTACTCCGACTAAATCAATCTTGTTTGCTAATATCGTAATTTCTTCCCCGGAATTATTGATTAGTGCTACAGGATTGTGAAAATTCAAATTACCGTCTTTATCAACTACAAACCTACCATTGATGTTGATTGAACCACCGATTATATCACCGTTGAAAAATCCGCTTTCTGCATAGATTTCACCGCTAAAATATCCGTCTTTTGCTTCTATGGAACCATCTTCAAGCACTCGGAATTTTCCTGTTGTTGTTTCTTTACCCTGCATAAACTCTAAATCTTTAATATCTAATACATTTGTACTGTATTCGATTTCAAGATCCGAATCCTGCAAAACATATATAGTGTCGTAATCACGATACAATCCAACATAGCCACTACCGATTATCTTTTCTTTTCCGTCAATAGAAGCTGTGATTGTTCCGTTTTCAATCAGAATATATTCGACTGTGCTTCCTCTCGGCACCGGTGGCGGAATTAATACTTTTTCTTTCGGAATCAGTTTGTCGCTTGGGTATAACATTTCATCCGGGAATAAGGTTTCTCTTGCATATTGCGTGTCGCTGGGAAATAGCGTATCACTCGGTAAAGTAGCTTCCTCTAAGTGGTTCCCTAAATCAAATACAAACCTTTTTCTTTTGTGTTCCGCATATTCAGTAAACTTTCTGCCATACTCTAACTGCGGAAAAAACGTTGTTTCTACTGTCGTTCCAAAAGGAATTTTTAATACAACCTCGTTTACCTCAATACTGTTGTACAAATTCAAAAGACCGCTTGCACCTACATATTGCTGTAATCGTGTTTCACCTTCTGCAAGCCTTAATTCACAATCAAAACCGCCCAAATTCAAGTGATATTCAAGCTCTTTTTTAATACAAAAGGCTGTGAATGTTTCCTCACTTAATATGCTGTATTCAATATCTGCTAACGCTGTACCTATAACCGATATTGAATGATCCTCATTAACTGTGAATTTCATTCCTGATATTTCTTGACTTGTGGCATTGCAAGGCATCAAGTTTTTACTCTGCGTGTAAATAGTGATTAAGTCCTTTTCATAAGGATTTATGCCGGTTATCTTCACTTTTGGCTCTAAAGTGTTTATGTCATTTAGAGTTATTACCTTTCCTTTTGCTGTGGCTTTTTTGTATTGCTTATCTAAGGATTCATCCGTATTGTATAAATCCTTTTTATATACCGGTGAATTGTCTATAGCTTCTTGGGCTTGTCTTTTTTCAAGGTCAAGCTGTCTTTCATAGTCAAGTACCAAATTACCATTCGTATCAAGGTAATATGCCTGAATACAAGCGTATGAAGCCCATTCATCCAAGTTGTTATAGCCTGTAGGCACTGCCCCGGTATATTCGGTACAGTTATCCAAATAACAACCAAATGACACAGCACATACATACCCGGCATTGTCAAGTTTGTATCTCATATGCTCTCCTTTCTATTCAGGCAATGAATCTGTACCGTTTCCTATTGCCATCCACAATATAGAAGTAGACGTTGCTGTTGGTCTTTGCACATAGAGAGAAAAACCTGTAGAAGTTATATCGCCTACTGTTACGTGTACGGTTGCTGGTGCACTCGTTGCCACATCCGAACATACAAAAGGTAGCCCTTTATACTGCCACAAAAAGTTTACTTTCTGCGAAAAGACTTCATTTCCTGTGGTCGGTGTTACATTTACCCTGCCCCATTGAACCAAAACAGGATTATCGGCACTATTTAAAAGGAAATATCCTGCAACTCCACCACCCACTGTAGAAGGTGCCATTGCAGTAATTTCCGCAACTGACATATGCGTTTTCGTATTGTACATAAAACCATCTTTGTGTAGATCGTATCTTGCAACCTGTACTTCATTTTCGTACAATTCAATAGCACACGAACCACCGCCCCCGGCATTTCCGGCACCAAAATTAGCTTCATAATTATTTCCGTACAATAATCGCCTTGCCTTTACTGCTCTGAACTCTGTATTGTTTTCCGTTCCCAAATACAGATTATTTTTTGCAAGAACATAATCTTTTGCAATTCTGAAATCGCCTACACTTTGATTTAATACAGATTCCACCGGGAATGAGCTTAACTTATCTTCAACAACAAATTCAAAAGTATAGGTATCTTCTACTGATAAATTGTTTATTGTTGCTGTAATGCTGAATGTTCCGTCTAAATTCCAAGTAGGTATTCCGGATACGGTTGAATACGAACCATAGGAACCATTTGTTTTGTATCTGTATTTAAGTATCAGCGTATTTGTGGTTTTACCGAAACTGCCATTAAAACAATATCCTTTAAGAGTAACGGTTGCTGTTGTGCTTGTTGTCTCTGTTCGGGATATGACCGGGATATTGTCAAAAAAGCAAGGGCTATATTCCACAAACGGAACATTTATAGTCACCAGTTTAGAAAAACCTCTACTGTCTGTAGCCTTAAAACGAAATTCATCACTATAAACAGTATCGAAAACAAAAGGGCTAGTATTCGCCACTAGCCCAATAGGATTTTCAATATATAAATCTTTGATAGTTGCTCCGTTTTTTGGATAACCAAACATTGTTGCTTTTGGTTTTGACATATACAGTACAAGCTTTGAACTATCACCAGTTAAAGCAATGGTCTTTTCGTTTGTATCTTCAACCATTCCATTTACATCCGGCAAACAAGCACTCTTTACAGCATAAGCATAAAACCCGGCTGTTGCGGTGCCTACTAAAGTATTTCCGTTGTACGTTTCGCAAGTAATAGTACCGTAACCAGAAGTGGTATTTGGTATCTTGGAATAAAACGTACTTGCAGGCGGTGTCCAAACATAACTTGTCTGTGTTGTCTTTGTAACTATCGTACCAGTCGCACCATTAAAGCTATATTTCAGAGTATGGGTATAAGCTTTATTATCCCTTGTAATTGATATTGTTGTGTTTGTGCCTAAATTAAATGAAGCACAAGCCACTCTTGAAGCCCCCATTTAATCAACCCCCTTCCAAATCGCTTAATTTTTGCACATTAGATACCAGATAATTAAAGTCCGTACAAGGATTCCCGGCACTATCTTTTGACTTAGTAATCGAAACATTTCCTAACTGTGCATTGCCGACTACAATTAACTTTTGAATACCGGCTCCCCGGTGGTTAAAAATCGCTTGCAAGTCTGTGTAACTGTAAACCTTCAATCCCTGCTGATTGATTCTTGTATTGACCGGATCTGTAGACTTCGCAATGTGCAAATCATTAGTACCGAATGTGTAAGTCATTCTTTCGATACTTTCTATTGTTTCCTGCTGTCTATCATCAATAGTTTTTACAGTCGTTTCAAAATCAATCTTAAAAGCATCCACACCGGCTTGAATTGTAGTGACTGTACCCCTTACAATCTCTAAATTATCGCCTACTTGATTAGCAACTGTATCGTCTGTGTACTTTGTTGCAATAATAAAGTCCTTTTCTGCATACGTTTCACCTGCTGGCTTGCTAATTTGACAGATATAAATTTCTTGGTCTTTAAACCACAAATCCCCATTGTCATAAGGCGGTACAGGTTGCACAACAAATACTCTACGCTTGCTATCTGCTGTATCTTTTGCCGAATTTGCCATAGCCAAAGCTTCTACTATGTCATTATCCAACACAACAATCCATTGAAACGTATCGTCACAATAAGCAAATCTATACGCATACCCTGTATCTCGGTCATAGTACAAATCGCCCAAATGCTCATTTCTTAATACATCTGTAGTCCAGTTACTAGCCGGAAGGTTAGACAAGGTGGGAACACCATTGTAAAACCACGTTGTGATGTTCCCATCCATCTGCTTATGAATATCTTCAATGTCGCTTAATGTAGCTTCAATAAATTCTTCTAACGTTCTGTCGATTTTATTGATTGCATCTAAATTTTGCTTGTATGCTTTTTGCACTCCGGCAAGTGACGAAAAATCGTATTTGCGTTCAAGGTCTGTGGCTGTTCTTACCCCTTGCCTATCCTGCTTACTCATAGCACACCCCTTTCTACCAGTAAATAGTTCCGTCTGAATCTACTGTGAAGCCTAACTCCTTTAAGATTGCCATTTCTTCTTCGTAGGAAATATCATTCCTGTTGTTGAGGTATTCGATAATGTCATTGTTGAAATCATCTTCTGAATTATAAACGCTCTTAAACAGAATCAGTTTTGTTCCATAGTCCGCATCTAAGCTGTCAACATAGTTCAAAACCTTCTCTTTTCGGCTTCCGTTTATGGTTTTTCCGTTCTCGTCTTTATCCGCTTTAATGTCGTTTAGCTCACTTGTATAGGTTTTATACGTGTCATAACCGCCAAAAACCTTTGACATAGCGTGTTTTTCCGGCTGTTCGTAAGCAAAGTCGTATTCTTCCTTATTGCTCCAATATTCAGAAGCACTAATTCCCAAACCGCCTGTTACTTCTTCCAGCTTTTCAATTTGCTTGTCAGTAAGTTTAATCCACTCTCCGCTTTCATCACGCTTATAATGTCTGTCGCCTACTGTCGCATAATTGCCACTAATAGAAACACCCTTATAAGATTTCAAACCTTCCTTAGAAAGTGCTACAATCTCGTTTTGCAATTCACGAACACGCTCGTACTTCACATCATCCGGCAATGTTCCGTTTTGAATGTCTCTCTTACGTTTATACAAGTCGCTTAATTCGCCCTTAATGGAATTAATGTACTTATTCATTAGTACATCTGCATCCGTTGCGGTACTCATTTTAGCGTTTGTTGTCAATTCGTCGCTGGTATCATAGAAATCAGTAACATTCTGATTATTCATTACGCTATCAACTGTGAATTTCTTCTTAAGTGGTGCTATCATATTGCCTAGTGCCGAATTATCTCCGCTTTCTGCTTCCGGTGTAAGCATAGGTAAAACAACATCACCCACACCACCTGAATACTGATCCAAAAGATAATTGATTTTCACCGGGCTAATACCTGACTTTTCCCCCAACCATTTACTAATTAAATCGGTGCTTTCGTCAAACTGCTCGGATGCTGGCAAATCTTGTAGTCTTGTCGGTACTAAATCTTCACCGTACCACGTTTCATTGTTCTTCGCCTGTATAATAGGTGCAAGGATATTGTTTTCAATAGGGTTAGCTGGTGCAAGATTGGTAACAACTAACTGCAAGAAGCTCTTTAAATCTGCTTCGTCGTTCCCTGTTGCCATATCGCTAACCTGTTTAATAGCATCCTGAATAACTGCAACCGTTCTACCTTTGGGGATTCTGATAAATTTTCCATCATCATACTTCCCTACTATGTAATAATTCTGCTTTACATAGTCGGAAAGTTCTTCGTATTCTTCATCATCATCCCATAACAATGCATTGAGTAAGTAAGCAGGGGCTCCGGCTAGTGCAAACTTGGTAGCCAAATTCGCCCAACCTTTAAAACCGTTTGCTTTCGCTTCTCTTACGTTTCTAACCTGTTGCAATGCACCCTGTACGGAAGCATTTAAGAAAGTCGCTCCGTTTCTGTTCGCAAATTTTGTCAAGTCACCACCGGCTCTAAAGTTGGTAGTTACTCTTGCACTATCCAGCATAGAAACTTCAATACTTCTTCCGGCTTCTCGGCTTGCTATATACTCTGCAAGTCTCGGTATCATTTCAACATAGTTATTCAATCGGCTAATAGTGCTTAAAGGTGGCACATCAAGTATTTTAGCAAGTCCTTTATTCTCTGTTTTGAAAGTGTTTGTGTCGCTGTCAAAATAGGAATTGTAGTCACCGCCATTATTCATATACTCGTTGTACCAATAGCCTTTTTTCAAAAGCTGTCCATATGCTTCTGGTATCTTCACATATGTTCTTGCAGGATGCTGTGAGTTAATCAAAATATCCTGAATATCCTTAATGCCATTAGTGATAATGAATACCGGGTTATACTCTGTAAGCAATCCCCTATGAATACTGCTTGCGACGTTTAAAGGCTTAATGGTTTTACTCATAAAGTTGCTGTCGCTTAAAGGCTTAAAGGCATCATACATATCCTCTGTGATTTCGTAAGTAACACGCTCCCCATTCTCAAATACTGTGAATGTGGGCTTCTGTCCGTTCTTACCTTTCTGCAATAGTTCTTCTTGCGAATCTACGCTTTCGATCACTTCGTCTATGTTTGTATCTGCCTTTTCTACCACCGTTCCTAGTACGTTTTTCAACTCTACACCGAAACTGTTTTTAGCTGTTGCCTTATAAGTCTGTAAGGTTCTCATTGCCATAGTGTCAAACAACGGTAAAATATTAGTGTTACCGCCTTTAGCCCTCTTAACTGGTGCGTTTACACCTGTTCTGCCGGTATCTAATGGAACATTGACATTTAATCCCTTTGTATCTACTCTGCGAATAGGCACATAATGAGGGTACATATCATTCCATAAATCGGCTGTCTCTTGTGAGATTACACCATTGTCAACTAATTGCTGTCTAAGGTGTGTGTTATACTTGTAAATGTCGTTTGCATAGTCCATAAATTCAGGCTGTGCAAATTC